ATTCCATCTGCGACTCGTAGCTGGAAAGCTTGGCCGACAGGTTGTCGATCAAGACCTTCATGTTGGCCTCGGTTTTGCCGACTCGCTCGTCCACCGTGGTCGCCCCGCGCCAGACAATCACGCACGCACCCACGAACACACCCGTCACCAAGTACGAGAGCACGTTCTCGACGATCTTCTTGAAGTTGATGCCTTGCGGCGGCTGATCGGCCATGCCCTAACTACCCTGACGCGGCGAATGAAATTCACGCCAGCGCTGGAACATCGCAGCCATTACCACGCCCATCTTTTTGAGGAACGCTTCCCGCCGTGCCCGCTCCGGGTCGATGTGCGGTGGATGCCGGTGGTTCAAGGCCGCCAGCAGGCGGCGATTGTCCTCGCGGCTGTCGTACTGCTCGCTCATGGCCTAACTACCAACAAAAAGCCCCGGAGGGTCGCTCCGGGGCTGTGGAATCAGTTCAGACTCGGCTTAGCCGATGGTCTGGCCGAAGGCGGTCGGGCTGTTCTGCACGAGGCCACGGCAATACATCTTCGAGTTGACCATCTTCCGGGCGAAGCTGGTCGCAAACCCGCGCTGATGGATGAAATCAGGCAGGACGACATCCGGGGTCGTGTACAACTTCTGGTATTCGGCCAGCACGTACCCGGTCGTGAGGAACTGGTCGCCCTTGTGGCCGACCAAGAACTCGTTCGTGGGATAGTGCGGGTCAGCGAAGACCTTCTTGTTGCCGAGATCGCCGATGTAGGTGATGCCCTGCATCTGGACCCGGTTGTTCTTGGGCACGAATTGCGGCAGGGTTGCCACAACGGTCGCCGCCTGCAAACCAAGCAGCAGCCAGTTGCCCGCGACCATGTTCGTCGCACCAAAGATGAAGTTCGAGGCAGTCTCGAACGCGTCGATGATGGAGAACTTGTGGGTCTGGTAGTTCACCGCCGCCGGGGCGATGGCGTCCCAAACCACGAAGCCCGCGTCGGCCTTGGCCCGCAGATCGAAGATCACCTGACGGTGCTTCTGATACTGGAGGGCGTTGGTCAGCGCGTTGAGCAGAACGCTCTCGGCCTTGATGTTATACATGGCCTGAAGGTTCTGGTCGGCTTCCTCGGACCACAGCGTCTTCAGCTTCATCACCTTGGCGGTGACGGGGGTGCTGGAGAGCTTCATTTCGTAATCCTGAATGGCGAGATTGCCTTCAGAATTGAACGCGTAGGTCAGCGAGTAGGCTTGGCTGACCAATCCGCCGCAGGTGATGACGCCAGCGCCAGTGCCTTGGTAGACAATGGTGCCAACGGCAGTGTTCGTGGCCACGTTGATGATCTGGCCGTTGCCGTCATCAGCGACCGTGGTCGCTCCGATGTTACCACTCAGGGTACCGGCGCGGACAGGAGTCCACTCCAGCACGATGACGCCAGCGCCGCTCGACGTGCCAGCTTCGTCCTGAATGACTTCATCGCCGTCGTCATCGCGGTCGACAGCACCCTGCAAAGCACGCCACATGGGCGAGCCAGCCGGTGTGCGGCCCTTGCGACGACCGGTCACGATGTCCATGTACACGATCTGCGACACAGGACCGGCCATCGGTTGCAGGGCAACCAGTTGGTCGATCACGTCGTTCTCGGACATGTTCGCGATCACGGGGAAAATCCACTTGTCGAAAGTTCCCAGTGAGGTCGTGCGGGTCACTTCGTCGAGGCGACCGAAGCGATTGCGGCAGTTCTCCAGCATGATGGCTGCGATGGGCCGCTTGTGTTCGGGCATGTGCTGGACGAATTCCTTCCAGCCTTTGGCTTCCCAAAGGCCACGGGAATTCTTCTCAGGAATGCCGAGGGATGTTTCAGCGAGGCGGTAGCCCCACTCCAGAACGTCCATGAAACGGGAGATATGCCCGCCATCGGACGCCAGTACCGGTCTTCCACTTTCAGTCAGAATTACCATAATCTTTAATTATTTTGTGGTTGATGGCTATTGGTGTGTTTACTTGGCGGCGGGTGCTGCTCCGCTGAGCCGTCTCACCAGTTCCACGGACTCATTCACTGCCCTCACGGACAGATCAGCCCGGTCGGTCTTCAGCACTTTTGCTTCGGTGACGGGCTGAGCGGCATCTTTCTTGCCTTCCTCCTTGGATTCGTTCTTCACGTCTCCCGGCGGCTTGGCAACATCGGTAGAAGCACTCGCTTTCGGCGCGTCCTTCTGTTTCTCGTCCTTGATGGCCTCGTGACTCGGCTGGTCGCCCTCTTTGGGCTGCTTGCCGCCGGGGTCACCGCCTTCTTCTTGGACGGTCTTCGCGGGCTTGCCTTCCAGCTTCTCGCGGATGGCAACGATATGGCGGAGGCGGGTCGCTTCTTTCAGCGACTTCTGGATTTCCTCCGTCTGGGCCTTGTCCTTGAACTCAAGGACGATGAGGCGGCGACCGAGTTCGGTCACGTCCTCGTGGTAGCGAGCCGCCATCAGGTCCAGAGCTTCGCACGCGGTATCAAAATCCTTCTCCAGCGTGACGAACTTCTGCTTCCGGCTCTCGGCGATGCGCTGCCAACCCTGACCACGACGGGTCAGTTCTTCGATCATCTTCACCCGGCTGCCGTCAGCCTTGAGGCTTTCGCCCAGCTTCTTCTTGTAGGTGACAGCGGTCGAGGCGACCGCGTTGATGACCCGCATGAGCTTGTTGTTCTGCTCGCCAAGACGCTTCACTTCCTTCTTGGGAGCCTTGATGGTTTCGCTGTAAGCCTCCGTGATCTCATCGAGTTCCTTGTGGAGCTTCTGGGCCTCCCAAGAGCGCTTGGGATCGGCGGCAGCCCACTCGGCGACCTGCTGATGCAGTTCCTCGACTTGGGTCATGGACTCAGCGAACCGCTTCGGTTTCTGAGGATCGGCGTTCCGTAAGGAATCGACCCGCAGTTTGATTTCGTTCAGTTCCATATTCTTTTTGGATGTTTTGGTTTCGCTGGCCGGTGGGACCGCGCCAGTTGAAGGCGACGACTCCTTCAAAGCGACAGGTTTGGCTGCGGTCGTCGGTTCCGCCGCCTTCGGTTGTTGCACGGATTCTGCTTGAGGATTTGGGGCAACCGGCTCGGCCATCCGCGCACTGGTTGAACTGCGATCCGGGGTGAGTTCCGCGTTCTCGAAGCTGGGCTTGATAACGACATCCCAGCCCTCGCACACGTAGTCCTCTTGGACCTCATCCACCCCGTCGGTTGCCTTGGACAATGAGCCGTAGCCACGGCTTGATACCAACGGGTTGTAGCCTCCCTCGATCAGCGCCTTCAGCTTCCTGCCTTCCTCGGTGTCCAGCAGGGCGATCTCACCTGTGACTTCATAGACCGGCTGGCCTTTGGAGTCCTTGGATTCGATCATTTCAGCACGAGTGACGTGATGGGAGATGGGGGAGAGAAGCGTTACGATACCGTCCTTGGGATGTTCGAGAAGACCGAAAGCCGAGTTGCGTTTGATGCTTTCCTGAAGCACCGAACCGGGCTGAAGATTCTTCTCCCACACGCGCCTGCCGTAACGGCGGTTGTTGCCGTTTACACAGTCACAAACACTGAAGCGTCCGGGTATGCGAGTGAGGCTGCCTCCGTTTGGGCGGCTTTCCGCGACCGGCGTCTTACTCCGGTCCACAATGAAAGGGAAAGCGCCAGTGACGCCTTCAATCAGGTATTGTCGCATACGAGTTTACCGTGACGTAAACACGCATGGTCGCCCTACGGGTTGTCTACAGATGCGAGAACGCATCTAAGACGATTGGAAACTCAATGAAAGTCCGCTACGATCTTAGATGTCGGGAGAGTAGGGCAGACGGGTGACCGGCGGCTCCTTGGAATTGGCAATGTTGACCTCGGCCCGTCCAAAATTCCAGACATGATCGAGCGTTTTCTCGATCACGTCCATGTCCGCGCCGCGCACCTTAAACCATAGCCTAACTTCTTCAGGCTCAAGTTCTTCCGTGTGGCCGTTATCAAGCTCCAAGGTGAAGAATTCGCCCCACATCGGGCGCGTAATCAGGACATGGAGGGTCTTGCCCAGATTGGCGGCTTCAGTAGGCATGGTTCAGGACGTTTGTAAGCACTCGCTGGAACAGGTCAATGTCAACAAGTTCACTATCAGTGGTTAAGTGGAGGTTGTTTACAACTTCCTGCACGACTGCCTCGGCCATTTCGCCAACATTGTCATCGTTTACAAAGCCCTGCTGCATTTTCAAAGCGAAAATTCTTCGCGCTTCCGCCGTGGCTTTGTCTACGACCGACGGTAGCTGCTCGATGTATCTACGCGGCTCAAAATCAGCTTCAGCTTCAGCGATGATACTCTCGATCATACCGTGTTCGCCGGTTACGTGAAAATACTTGGTGCCTTCCTCCCTGCACTCATCGAACGGTTCATAAATGTCACTGACCTTGAGCCGGGTCAGATAGCGCCGAAAGAGCTTG